CGACATCTGCGGCGGCGGCTCCCAGCAGATCAAGATCGGCGACCGCCAGCCGGCTGCCAACATCACCATGCTGGCGGAGCTGCTGGCCACCTTCGACCCATATGCGCTGGCAGTGGCCGGTACCAATATCGCGGTGCAGGTGATTCACGGGTCCGCTGCCGGCAAGAAAGTTCAGGTGGATATGAAGGCGATCATCACCAACGTGAACGAGACGGACATCAACAGCAACGTCGGCTACGACCTGACCCTGTCTCCCGTGCCGGTCACCGGCAACGACGAGATCAAGCTGACTTTCATTTGAGGTAACCCATGAGCAATAAGAAAAACCATCCGCTGTTCGTGGTCGATGCGACCGATACGGTGAAGTGGCCGGTGATCGTGAACATCCCGGTGGACGGCGGCGAGTTTGCCCCGTTCCAGTTCACCGGCATTTTCAAGCGCAAGAGCGAGAGCGAGTACGAATCCATCCTGCAATCGACACTGGCCGAGATCGGTCCGGCAGATGAGGCGGCTGCAGAGGTGCTGGCCGGCAAGCGCCGCTCGGAGATTTTGGCGGACAACGCAGACCTGTTCTTGCAGTTGCTGGTGGGCTGGGAAGACGTGCGCAATGCCGCCGGCGGGCCGGTTGAATTCAGCGCGCAGGTATTGCTCGACCAGATCACCGGCGTGAACGGCGGCTATCTGTCGATCGGCTTGTGGGTGGCGATCCACGAGATCCGCAACGGGGCGCGCCTGGGAAACTGAAGGCGGCCGCCCGCCACTGGGCAGATCAGCGCCAGGGCGGCCGCGATGAACTGGCGGAAGACCTTGAGTTGCTCGGGTTGGCCGACCAGATCAAACCGGGTGGCGATCAGTCATTCGGCGTGTGGCCGGAGAACACCACCACGGTGAGCGCATTCGTGGCGCTGGACGGTCACTGGCAGCTGGGCAGATCGGCAGACGGCATGCAGCAGCTGCGGATGCCCCCGGAAAAAATCAAAGATACGTTGGAGCTGATGGGCGTTAAACGGCGGCAGTGGCCGGAGGTGTTTAACGATCTGTTGGTCATGGAAACGGAAGTACTGGATACTTTGTTCGGGGAGACTGAGTGAGCGAACTGACATTCGGAATGCGCCTCACCTACGACGGCAAGAGCGCCGGGGCAGGACTGGAAGAGACGCGCGCAAAACTGGACGGTCTGACAAACTCGTCCAGCAAGCTGGCCGCGCAGAACCGCATGCTGAGCCAGACTTACAAAACGCACAGTGCCGAGGTGCAGAACACCGAGGCAGGTGTGCGCAAGCTGCTCGACCGCTACGATCCGCTGGGCGCGAAACTGCGCCAACTCCAGAACGATTTCAAGCAACTGAATTCCGCCGCTGCGGGCGGCAAGATCTCCGGCCGCGACGACGCGCGCACGGATCTGGTGTATGCCAATCTGCAGAAGCAGATCTCGCTGGCCAGCGCGGCGACGAATGGTTATGCCACCGCCTCCACGAATGCGGCCCGCTCTGCCGGCCAGCTGCGCATGGCCAACCAACAACTGCCGATGCAGTTCCAGGATATCTGGGTGTCGATGGCTGCGGGTCAGAACCCGATGATGGTGCTTGCCCAGCAAGGGGCTCAACTTTCGGGGATGTACGGTGGCGTAGGTAAGGCAGCCAAGGCGATGGGTAATTACATCCTTGGATTGATCAATCCTTTCACTGTCACTGCCGCCGCTGTTGCAGGTAGCGCATATGCCCTGTACGACTATGCAACCAGCGTCAACAAAGCACGCATGGAGCTGATGCAGTTCAAGGACGATCTGGCGGTGATGGGTGACACGGCCATGCTGAAGCGTGTTCTGGACTTGCGCTCGGCCGTTAAGAAGGCTGAATTTGAGGCGGTTCAGGGCGGGTTTGGTTCCATAGGTAAAGCAGACGAAGCCAAAAAGCTGAACGAACAACTTGTGCTGGCTGAGGCGGCGTACGGAAAACTTCGTGATGCAGAGACTGCTCGCGGAGACGCTGGCGGTATAGCCTCAAAGCTGGCACTCGAATCTGAAACAGCCAAGCGCCGCGAGCTGGAATTCAATATCAACCTGCTGCAGGTTTACCACGATAAGCAGGTCGCCGGATCGACCAATGAAATCGACAGCCTGAGTAAGCTCGGCGAGCTGAAGAAGCGCCTCAAAGACATGGATAAACCAAAATCCGGCACTAAAGACGACCGCAATCAAACTGCCATCACTGGTTTGGAAACGGAGCTCTTCAAAAAACAGATGGAGGTTGCGGGCGTTTCTGCCGCCCAGATAAAAGTGTATGAGTTGGCCAAGAAAGGCGCGACAGACGCACAGATTGAAAGCGCACAAGCTGCTGCCGACGGCATCATCGTGCTGGATGCGGAAACCAAAGCCACTCAGGATCATGCCAAAGCCATCGAAGAGACCAACCGCATCCTGGCGAACATCGATCCGCTCTATAAGGCGAATGCCGAGTGGGCGAAGCTGGTGGATCTGCAGGCGCGCGGGCTGATCACCGACGAGCAGATGGGCGCGGCCTACGAGCAAGCGATGGCCGGCATGAAGAAGAAAACCGAAACCGCCGCCGACGGCATGTCCGAGGTGTGGAAGACCTACCGCGACAGCACGCAGCGGGTGCTGGGCGACCAGATGTTCGACGCGATGATGGGCAAGTTCAGCAGCCTGGAAGGTGCGTTCAAGCAGATGATCTTCCGCATCGTGGCCAACGCGGCATCCGCCCGTTTGACCGAGGCTTTGTTCGGCGCGACAGGGCAAGGTTCGTCTTCGGGCGGCTTGATCGGTGCGATGATGACGGGGTTCGGCTTTGCCAACGGCGGCACCTTCGGCGCGCAGGCTTTCGCCAACGGCGGCACCTTCTCCAACGGTCTGTACACCTCGCCCACCCCCTTCAAGTTCGCCAGCGGCGGCGGGTTTAACCTGGGCGTGATGGGCGAGGCGGGGCCGGAGGCGGTGATGCCGCTGGCGCGCGATAGCAGCGGCAAGCTGGGCGTGCGGTCGCAGGGCGGTGGCGGTGGCGGCGGCACGCAGATTGTGATCAACGACCACACCACCATCCACGTCGACGCACGCTCTGATCGCGCGCAGGCGCTGGGCGAGATCTCGCAGTTGATCGACAACAGGCAGGCGCAGCTGGTTGACCGCCTGCGTCGGGAGGGTGCGATCGCATGATTATCACCTTTCCTTCCACGCTCACGCTGGTGACCGGCGTCGAATGGGGCCAGCTGCGGCGCGACCTGAACTTTGATTCGATCTTTGGGAGCCAGTCCGCCGAACTGTCGCCGCCGGTGTGGACGGCGCTGTTGACCCCGGCGAAGTTCAGCCGCGCCGAGTATGCGGAATGGGAAACGGTGCTGCTGCAGCTGAAGGGCCGGCAGAACCAGCTGGCGCTGTGGCATCTAGACCGGCCGCAGCCGCGGGGCACGATGCGCGGCGAGATGGTGCTGAATGGCGCGCATGCGCAGGGTGATGACGCGCTCAATATCAGCGCCGGTGCCGGGCAGGCGGGCAAGACCTTGCTGGCCGGTGACCGCCTGGGGTTGGGTAGCGGTACCACGCAGCAGGTGGTGCGGGTGCTGGCGGATGCCACGGCGGATGCATTCGGCGCCATCAGCGTGCCGGTCGAATCATCGCTGCGCAATGCTTTCGGCACCGCCACACCGGTCACCTGGGATAAGCCGTGCGCGCTGTTCCGCCGCGTCGCTTCGCGGTGGAGCATGAAGCATGCGCGCGGCGGCGTGGACGGCACCGTGCTGGACTTGGTGGAGGATTGGAACGCATGACCGCGCGCCTGGATGCCGAGCAGCAGGCCGCGCTGGAAAAGGCGCACATCAAGCTCGTCTATTTCATCGAGTTCCACTTTGCCAGCCTGGTGTACCGCTGCTCCACGCTGGGCGTGAACGTGAGCTGGGACGGTTACGAATGGACCGGGTTTGGCCTGATCGGCAACTTCTCGCCCATCGACGAATCGCAGGGCACTTCGGCGGCGGCGATCACGTTCGACATGAGTCTGGCTGATGCCACTTTTGTGGCGCTGTCGGTCGGCCCCGTCGAGGAATATAGAGGCCGCGATGTGGTGATGTACTTCTGCCCGCTGGACGACAACTTCCGGCTCGTCGGCACACCGAAACGTTGCTGGCGCGGCACGATGGATACGCTGAACGGCGGCATCAGCGGCAAGCCGGACGAGGCGACCGGCAGCCTGCAGCTTAAATGCGAGACCTCGGCATATGGGCTGAAACGCTACCCGGCATTGCGCCTGAATGCGGCGCAGCAGAAACAGCGCTACCCGAACGACACCTCGCTCGACCGCATGACCCGGCTGATCGGCAAACAAGTGCCGTGGCTGTCCAGGAAATTCCAGCAGCGATGATCACTCTGGCCGACTACATCGCCGCGCGCCTCAACGCCCCGTTCCAGTGGGGCGTGAACGACTGCATGACCTTTGCCGTCGGCTGGGCCGAGATCGCCGGCGGCCGCACGCTGCTGCCCAAGCGCCTGTGGCACACCGAGCTGCAAGCCGCGCGCCTCATCAAGCGCCACGGCGGGCTGGTGGCCGCGCTGGATGCGCACTTCGGGCAGATCCACCCGAACTACGCCAAGGACGGCGATATCGCCATCGCCGACGGCGTGGTGGCGCTGATCAGCGGCGCGCACCTGGTGGCACCGGGTGCCGACGGGCTGGTATTCAAACCGCGCACGGAGGCAGATCATGCGTGGTCGGTTTAGTATTTTTGCTGCCCTGCTGTTGGTATCGACCACGGCGGCGGCCATGCCGCAGGCGCTGGTGTTCGCCGGGGCATGGTTGTTGAGCTACGGCACCCTGCTGTCTGCAGCGGGCTGGGTGGTCGGCATCGGTCTGGTGGTGGGCGGCTCGGTGTGGGGTGCATCGCAACAGCGCAAAGCCATGCAAGAGCAAGAGGCCGCCGCGCGCGCAGCCTACAACGCCTCGCTCAAGGACCGTACCACCACCGTCATCTCGTCCGAACACCCATATGTCTACGTGTACGGCAAAGAGGTGGTGGTCGGCGTGCGCATCGTGGATGTGCTGACCAGCGGTGATCGTGACCAGTATCACCATCTGGTCTGCGTGGCGGCCGACCACGAATGCGAGGCTATCCTCGATATCGCAATCAATGACAAGTGGCTGGGCGCGCTGGATGCCAACGGCAATGTCACGGCGGGTGATTACCTGTACACCGAGCCGCAAGACGCCACGGAATACAAATCCGGCACCACCTTTACCCTGGCGCACACCCCGCTGGCCGGCAGCCTGCGCATCACCTGGTGGCAGGGGTCCATCGACAACGGCCGCGAGCGCGGCATGCCCTACACGCTGGTGGGCAACGAGGTGACAGTTTCCGTCTGGCACAATTTTACCTGCTCGTATCGGTGGGCCAAGACCACTCCGCGCGTACGGGTGGCCAAGCGACTCGGCGCACCCGCCACGCCGGCCGACCCGGCCACCATTGCCGAGTGCCCCACCCAGTACACCGCCACCAGCACGATGGACGAGAAGTGCGGCCTCATCGTGCGGCTGGATCTGGACCATGCGGAGTTCCAGGGCGGCGTGCCCTCGGTCAAGTTGAAACTCAACGGCAAGAAAGTGCATGACGTGCGCGATCCGGCGTGGCCGGCCGATGTGCCGGTGTGCTCAAGCAACCCCGCGCTGTGCCTTGCCGATTACCTCACCAGCGAGATGTGCCGGGTACCACTGACCGACCTGCCGCAGGCGGACTACATCGCGGCGGCCAATGCCTGCGATACCGTCGAATCGTTTGGCGCGCGGTACACCCTGAACGGCACGGTGCGGTCCGATCAGGATCGCGGCCAGGTGTTGGATGCGATGACCTTGAGTATGGCCGGCACGCTGTGTTCCACCACCTGGGGCACCCGCGCCGGGGTGTGGGAGGCACCGGTGCTGGCGTTGACGCAGGACGACATCGTGGGGGATTTTAGTTTTAACGCGGGCGTATCGGATGCGGATCTGTTTAACGGCGTGAAGGGCCAGTTTGTCAGCGCGGACAACCTGTGGGTGGCGACGGA